GCCCAATACTTTATTTGCCCTTCGGAGGCTACTGGAGTGGGCCAAATAAGAAGTTTTGATGGTTGGGTGGAACGATCATAGGCGTACAGAGAAACGTTAGCGGATTCTACTTCCTTATCCGGGATATTAAAGTAATCGAACATGGACTCTTGGTTTAGCTGCGATTCTACTCCATCTCCATTAACGAAATTTACGTCGATGAGCCCTATTACGTCCGACCCAAGGGTATAAGAAGAGGTGCCCTCCACAAGAGAAAACGTCCTCTGCTCCGTCTGAATCCACGGATACCCGCGAGTAAGCATGTCTTGCAAAAGAAGGTTAAGCGAACGGCGGGCGCTTCTGGCATCATACCCACTTATCTGCTCCCCCTCTCTTTTAACCATGTCAAACGCCTCTTCCAGTATCTCATCTACCGGGAGATTGAAAGAGGTGGTGTTTGAAAGGACTTCTGTCAAATTTAATCCGTCGCTGTATTGGTCGTGTAAAGTATGGAACCGTTGAGTAGGTTGAATGTTCCTGCTGAGGTGTCCGCTGCGTCAGTTGGGTCGCGGAATATCTGAACATAGACCATGTCATTATCCGCAGGGGTGTTACCAACTGTTATGTTGGAGATAGTGTTACATTCAACAGTGTTAGCCGCTCCAACTGTGATCGTTTGGCTGGTAGCCGCAGGGAAGGCTATGTCAAGGCTGTCGCCGTCGCCGAAGGCATTGGCTTGGACCCTGAACACAGCACTACCTGTGGCGGACGCGGCCATACACAGCCGGACACTGATCGTGCCTTCGTTCCAGCTTGCGGGTGGCATCCATTGAATAGCGGAATACAAAATGTTTGCTCCGTCGGCAAAAGCCACCCGGCGGGGTACTGGTCTTGTACCGTCAAGGGCTAGTGAGGTTAAAGAGCCCACAGATGCGCTGTTAGTGTATCCAGCAGCCGCCATAGTATTAGGCGCAAAGTCCCAAGTTCTTAGTCCGACAGTACGGATTGTTGAGCCGTTAGAGGTGCTACTGATAAAGTCGTGATTTCGTAGCTGCGTCTGCGAGTTTGCCGTGACCTCAGATAAGACTGTCGCGCCCGCCTCTGTAATAGGAAGGGCGGCTAGCGCAGAAGCGTTGATGGTCTTTACGCAAGGGAGACGCCAGTTCTTTGTCCCTCCAGTATCTGCCTCGTTGATGATGTCCAAAGGTTTAGTGGTTGTAGAACCCCGAATAATCGTCACGCAAGCTGCCTGTCCGTCAAGGAAACTTGTGTCGCGCATAAAGAACCCAGTGTTATTCGTGTCAACTGATTTTTCATAGTTAAACACAATGTCGCCACTCAACCGAACTTTAGAATCATTATCCAAGTCCATAGCAAAATCTTGCCGCTCGGAGTATCCGCCATTGATGTAGAGGGTACTATTACCACCCTGCGTTCTAAATGAGCGCCCTGCGGTGTTCATATAAAAGTCGTTGATGACAATGTCCATCGGAAATCTACGTCCCGTGAAATCATCAATGTCAACCATGTTAAGCGCAAAGTCTATCTCGTTCATACCTTTGAAGACTGGATTGTTAATCGTAGTCATCGAAGGAAGGCCGTGGTCAATCGCGTTACTTCCTGCGTTGGCGATAGAACTGAAGGCGGTCTCGTATCCGGTACAGATTGGGCTGTTGTACACAGTGTCAACACCGCGGTCTGAAATACAAGTAGACGCCGGACTTACCCCAGCACCCGACTGCATAGCAGAGGTTGCGACAAGGCCATTGAACTTGGCGCGGATGGTTGGCTCGTGGGTGTCGCCACATGACGGAACACCAATACACTGAATCCCGTTAAATACCGCGTCAACCTGATAGCCGAACTCAGCCCATCTTGTGTTAGTGTAGGAGGCTCCTTGCGCGGTATAGGTCGTAACACCGTGACGACCCCCATAGACGCGAATGTTAGACGCCTTGAATGGGTAGGTTGTTCCGCCAACAACAATACAGTTGGGGAGACTTGAACTACCATTATTGTAGCCGCCCTTACAGGTAAGATTATCAAAGACCATATCGCCGAAGTTACCTTTAAGGTCAAAGGCAAAGCGCCACGGGTCAATGATTGTGACATCCTTAATTACTGGGTCAACAAACCCAGAGAGTGACACCATGTCGTTACGGGTTATAATTCCTGTGTCATAAACATTTCCCTGAGCACGGATAGTACCGTTCATAATCGTGACTTTATTCGTCGTGTCGGGGAAGAATACAACGGGGCTGTCTAGGTATTTGTCTTGATGAGTAATTTGATGTACAAGGTCAACAGACAGGGCATTGACAATGGCAACCTGAGACCCTTGTCCTAACCAACCAATATCACCGCTCCCGGAGACTGGGTTAACGATGGTGGCGTAGCCAGCCTTAGCTGTTGTATCGTAGGTTCCCATTGAGGAACCGTCGAGTCCTGTACACGTGAATGACGTGTCGGTGACACCAGAACTTGACCCAATGGTACAGTCAAAGTCATCAAGCGGAGTTCCCGCAGAAAACGTGGCGTATTCAATGTGTACAACATCCCCGTTGACAAATCCTGCGGCGCGCGACGTGGTGAATTGTAAAGGGTTCGCGGCGGTCATCGTTGCCACGTTGACAGTACCCTCAGCCAGAAGCATATTGTCTGACACTAGGGCAAGATACCTATACTTAGTCGCCTCAGCCGGAAGGCTTGCGAATGTTAAGCGCGTCACAACATCGTCGTCATTCGCGGTGACAGTTGACAGGGCAGTTACGCTGTATGGCCCAGCCGCGTTCGCGGTGTTTGTAAAGTTAATACATTTGTTTGTGTTGGGGCAGCGTAGTTCGGCCCCATTCAAATCCAAGACAACATTATTGCCGGTTCCCGTGGGGTAGGTGAGTGCGGAGTTAAGTAAGATGCAATCCCCAGTACGTAATTTTACTTTTGTATTGTTTGCCTTATTTGCGTTTAATACTGCTTGCAGAGAAGACGATTCGTCCGCTCCGCAAACGTTATTAGCGGGGGTGAATACCACCGTCTGCAACTCCCCTGTAGAGGAGGGCGACACCACTACCCCCTTAAAATCCGCCTTAGCGCTGCTTGGGGCCGTCAGTATAAGTATTGATGCGAGGAGTAGGGCTACATAATTACGCATTATTATTTCCCGTTTGTATTTATAATTAACAACGTCGAGGTGCTGGAAGCTGTGATGCCAGCGATGTGTGTGTGGCCTAAATCAATGTCGAGGCGCGAAATCTCCCCGGGTGCGATTGGGTGATCTGAGGTCGTTGCCACAACCCCAGAAGTTCCACCCTTGATGTAAACCGTGTTCTGCCCGATGTTTTTAACGATAACACTTTGAGTGCTTACGCCCCGATCAATACGAGAAGAACTCGTTGAGGCGGATAGGGGAGGGGCCGCAAGATCGTTAATGTGGACTGGACGTTCGCTCATGAAATTTCTCCTAAAGTGCTATGGCAACATTATAGCATAGGATTTATGAAAAGAAAAAGGCCCCTTGCGTGGGGCCTCTCCCTTGTTTCTGAGGTTATTAGCCCGACCCTTGGCTGCCGTACATAGAACGGGGGTCGCCGACCATGAACCCGTAGCGTTCCGAAGCCGAGCAGATGATGTTGCCGGTGATCGGATCGTTGTAGGTCATGTTGTATTTCAGCGGACGCCGCTGCCACAGCATGAGGCCGTTCGAGATGTCGGTCTTGACGAACCAAGCATCCGTATCGGTCAGATAGTCATACACCATCATACCGCCCGGGAACATGCCAGAAGCGCGCACCGAGTTGATGTTATTGATGTTGGTGATGTTGTTCGTCCCGTTGGTAGCGGTCGTAGTCGAGAGGTCCGATTTCAGGATTTCAAAAGCGAGGAAGTTATCAGACGGATGTACGATAAGTTTCTCCGGTTTGGCTTCCACTTTCAGACCACGATCATCGACAAACCCGCGGATTGCGAGCCAAGCGCTTTTCAGGCCCGCTTCCGAAAGATCGGTAGATGCGGTGTTCGAGAAGGTGCCGCCGTTTGCCAGAGGGTGCGAACCGCTGAACAGAGAAACCCCATCCCCGTAGACATACGAGCCGTTAAACCCGTTGTTGAGGACCGAAGCAGCACGTACTTCTTTGGTTTGACCCATAGAGCGAGCGAGAGCAGCCGTTTTCGACTCCCCTTCGGCTTGGTACAGGTTATCTTCGATGGCTTCTTCCGTGATCGCATAACCGATAGCCACCGTCGCGTGTTCAACGCGGGCGGTGAAAGCATCGCTCATGGTGTCAAGGAAAATGCCGCCACCTTCCGATTTAACCGGAGCCAGACCAAGGCCAGTCGCCATCACCATTTCTTCGGCGGCTTTATTCGAGACACGCTTATCGAAGATTTGGGTGTGCTGGTTGGCGAAGCGGGCGTAGTCAACGCCGAGAAGTCCAGCGAGGCCGGGCTTCAAGCGTTTAGCAATAAGTGCGCGATTGATTACAGACATTTCATTTTACTCCTTACTGAGTTGCGTCGCCGACGGTGGTAACAAACTCAACTTCGAGGGTCGTATCCGTAGCGCCGAGGGCATTACCCGGGAAGGACGCAATCCCAAGAACGCGAACGAGCCGGGTGTTGGTGCCAACCGCAGTCGAGATATCAACCGTCGCAAGCGAGTCACCATAAGCATTCGCCGTGGTGCCGACGTTTTTCAGCGTATAGGTAGCCCCAATAGCCGATTGAGTCACGGTGCCATCGGAAGCGTCGATGAAGAAGGTGCGGTCTTCCGCCATCTCAACCGTCGCCACGATGTTACCCGTTTCGCCGCCTTCATACGTCAAAAGGCCGGTGTTGCTGGTGCCCGCGACGTGATTCCGGCGAAAAACGACAGCGCCCGTCGAATCAACGTAGCGAACCCCACGAAGAACACCGATAGGTGAATCCGAAAGAGCAGCAAGCTCAATGGTGCCAGTGGCGTTGAGCTTAACCGGGTCGCCGTTACCAATGCCGGTATTGTAGGTGTCGGCAATGACAAATTCCCGGAGCGTAGTTGCAAGAGCGCCGACTCCCGTCGATTTGCCCGTGCTGTTAAGACCTTTGTAGCCAGCCATAACATTTTCTCCTTTTTACCCCCAATTAAGGGAGTGGTTAAAACAAAAGCCCGGCCTTTTTAGGGACCGGGCTCAACAACGGAAGGCTGTAATAAGTGTCAATTCTCGAAGAAACTATCCCCTTTATTGACACGAACCCCAGCCGAACCGAATTCCATTTTCTTAACACTTCCACCGTCTGTACGAACTTTATTCGGGAGAGCAGCCAGAGAATCAGCAGCCAAAGCGTTCTTATGTTGCTGACGTTCTTCAACCCAGTCCGATGGAATCTTCATAAGAACAACGTCGTCTTTTCTGATGCCCGTAAACTGCTGGCGGTCGTCCCCTTCATCGAAACCGAAATCGTCCGAAAACTGGAAGCGGGAGAAGCCACCTTGCAAAAAGGAAGGTTCCACCTCACGAATCTCAGTTGGGGTGACAACGGAGCCCCCGATACTCATTTTAGATGATACGCGGGAAGTGTCGAACATGCGGGTCTTAGGATCAATGCAGCGGACCCAAAACAGGTCGTAACCAAGCCCCTTGAAATGTTTTTTGATGCTATCTGGAATCTCAAGAGAGCCGGGAGCCCGGTAAGTGGCCCGTTCCGCAGTGCGAACCGCGCGTTCTTTAGTCGTTGTTGAGCGAGTATCTTTAGCCATTATTCTTCTCCACCATGTTCTTCCACAAGTTTCTTGTATTCTTCCCACGACTGCTCTTTGGTTAATCCCATACGGAGATGACGCGGAAGAAGAGACGATTCCCAATGCAACTGTTGTGCTTTTGAGATTTTTACCTTGGGTTTTGGGGCGTTATAAGAGGCCCCCGGAGAGGAAGCGGCCACAGGTACTACTCGCTTGGCACTTTGCTGCGGTTTTTTCGTCTCGCCAGACGGGTTTTTTGTGCCTTCTGATGAGAAGTCTACACCATCAATGCCGTCTGACGCAAGTCTGTCGTAAAAGTCGAACTTATTAGAGAGACGAATGTCTAATTCCTCGTAAAAAGCGGGGTCTTCCGGGTCAAATCCCTCGGAACGAAGCTGGTTGGCCGTCGAAAACACTTCTTGACGAAGGGGAAACAGGTGTTTACGCTTGTCGGCGGGCAACTCACGGTACTTGACGTTGTCGATGATGGCTTCTTTGCCCGACATCCACTCTTTTGCGGCTTGCGGTAGGTCGGAAGTACGTTGCGTGGCGCTTGAATTAAGGGGCCTTTCACTGTTTTCTTCGGAGATACCTTGTTCGGCAAGCGGTTTTACCTGCGCCAAATTGCCTTGCGCTTCGAGAATAGCCTTTTGTGCTTTAAGAAAAGCATCGGTGTCCTGCTCCTCGAAGGCTTTCTTCATCGCACGTTCGGCGTTTTCGATATCTTTCGTGTATTGCGACACAAGATTTTGGGCGGTGGCAACTTGGAACCGGCGTAATTCAGCTTCAACTCTACGTAGCTTCTCGCGCTCGCGCTGGGCTTCCAATTCAGCTTCGCGTTTACGTGCATTAAGCTCACGGATACGCTCTTCCGCGCGGTTTTTCTTGTCTTCCGGGGCGGTTTCGGGTTGTGGCTCAGGTTGAAAAGATTCTTCGATATCAGCGTCGAGATCGACACGCTTCTCCGGCTCAATTTTATCGCCGGTGGTGTAATCTGAAACCGGCTTACCGTCGTCGCCGAACGTTGTTTCAGTCATGCCCGGAGCGTCTTTAACGGGGACAGCCCCCACTTCATCTTCTTCGTCGGAGAGAAACTCTTCTGTGGCGTTTTTAGGCATTTTTTATCCTATAGCGTGGGTCAACTTGGGTTGGGCTTGAAATCTTGTAGAGAATGTTGAGGTCGGGCAAAATCCACATTTTTCGGCCAGCGTGGGTTACAGCATAGGCTTGCGACATACGCGAAAAGACCACCCAATCGCCCACTTCACACCAATGACGGTATTCGTTGGTTCTTGGGTCGAGGCAAGCGGAGGTGATGTAAGCCATATCCCCTTTTGCAAGCACCTTACCGACCGTCAGAAGCTTTTCAATGCTTTCGGCGGCTGTTTCCGGGAGGAGTAGGCCCCCTGCGGTTTTGGCTTCGATCTCAATGGGCCACACCAAAAGATAATGCGAGTTGCCGAGAATTGGGAGGTCCTCTGGGATATTCATATCGGAGTTAGCGTAATCCGATCCCGGGTCCATTTTACCTACATCAGTCATTGTTCTTTGAAATTTCCTCCAAAAGAGCTAAAACGTCTTCATAGGCGAAGATTCTGCCGCGAAGAACATTGGTGAGCACCTTATTTGTACGTGGGTCTTTAAGAGTCAGCACGTCTGCGTCAATACGCAGCTTGATTTCTTTGACGAATTCATCCATTGGAGAATTTTAGGTTATTTTTCTGTATTTGTCAAATCTGTAAGAGCCCGTTCGATTAAACGCGCACCTTGGCGTTTATTTTCGATTTTCTCTTTAGACTCGATTTGAGCCCCAGACTTGGCGGCATCGACAACGATCTTTTTATCTTCCAGACGCAGCTTATCCGCTTCAAGGACGCGTTTAGCGGTGTCGTTCTCAATGCGGTGCTCGACTTCCATTCGGCGGGTCTTGGAGTCCTCATACGCGGCAAGCGCCATAAGAGTGCTTGGGTCTCCAGCTTTCTCAGCCAAATCAGTTTGCTCCATCTGATTGTATTTAAGGAGGAACTCAACGGCTTTTGCTTGGGCCGACTCTTCACCGGCGGGGGCCATAGCTTTAAGACGCTCGGCGTACTTAAGAACTTGGTGTTCCGCTATGTTAGCTTCGATGATAGGCGCTACCTTCAACAGAGAAGGGTTGGCCCCGCCCTGAGGATCGCTCAGGAACGACCTTTTGACGGCTATGTGGGCATCGTGGTCCTGACCCGGAAAGGCCGCTATAGGCTGCCCTTTGGTGGCTGAAATGATGTCGGTAAGCGGGTCCTGAGGATTCGGCTGCTGAGGTGTCGGCAGAAGGCGCTCAATCTCTTCGGGCTCAAGGCCAAGGGCTTCATAGAACTCCGAATAGGCTTGACGCAAATTGTGAATATCCGGCTGTTGTAGAGCGGCTTGCAGTTTAGCGTTAGCGATTGAGAGGCGATGTGCCGTACTTGAGATATTGGGGTCGGCGGCGGGTGAAAGCTGAACCCCGGGGGCAAAATCTTCCTTGGTGACCGCAAGCTCCTCCCCATTAAGCACAAAGGAGAAGGTGGTGTCGAGCACCTCATGGTTTAGGTCGTAAAGCATACGGAACTCGTCGCGCATCGATTGATAGAAGCGCTTAAGAATTCCATTGATAAATTTGGTGCTTGCTTCGAGAAGAGCCACTGTGGTTCCGACTGGGCCGTAATTGCTTGAATCGGCAATGATCTGCTCGGTGGAGTCGGCGAACTTCTGGGCTCGCGCATCAAGGGCTAAAAAGAGGGCTTGCAGTACTTGGGAAGGCTCCTTAAATTGCAAGGGCATAAGCACTTCTCGTATGTCGCGCTGTTGAGTGTCGATTTCGCGCCACTCGCCAAAACGCAAAGCGATGCTGGAGTCCTTCGCCATTCGGACCCCCTTAGAGCGGAAACCGGCTTGCAGGTTAGCGAATTGCCCGGCGTCGATAAGGGAGCGCAGCATCTGCGTTAAAGCAAATTGGAAGTTGCCAAGGATATGCACAAGACCTAACCCGTGGAATCCAAGGCCCGGTATAAACTTGTAGTGGGCATACCAATTCCGTTTAATACGGAGCGGGTCTTTCTCTTTCCAGTTACGGCGTATGGAGATGATTTTATTGAGCTTGGGTTCGCGCACAACAATGTAAGGCAAAGGGCGGGACTCTTCATCATTGAGCCCTTCCGGAAGAGAGAAGTAAGCGTGGTGCTCATGCAACTCGACCATCCCGGATTCAGACCCGGGAACCAGAGCGTCGCCATCATGTGCGTCTTCCGATATGGCTTCTTCAACGGTAGTCGGGGCGGCGCTGGCGAAGGCTTCCGGTGGGTCGAAATAGAAACCGGAGGCAACAAGGGCGTCGTAACGAGCGCGTGACATGCTGATGATTTCGGTGTGGAAGTCGGCATCACGAAGCGTCTTTTGGTGATTGCTGATGACGAACCTATCTTCCGGAACATAGACAAAGCGCGGACGCTGCTCAATTTCATCGAACACCAGCTTGCGAAAGGCTTCGCCGGTTACGGCATATCGCAAAGAGAGAATCTCAGTCTCAGGTTGGTACTCCGGCATCTGAACAAGGAATTGGTAATCCATCGTTTTAGCCACTCGCGCAAAGCGGGCTTGCGTTTCAGGCTTTGAGGAGAACACGTTGGCGTCAACGAACGATTTTCCATTGAATACCTCGCCGACGATCTTGGAGGACATCTTTACCGCGTTCTCGAACACCAACGGATGAACAATCGGCGTTGCTCCCGGGAAGGGTTCTGATAGTTCTTCAATGGTGAGGCCGAGGCGTTTTATCTGGGTGGATATGAATGAAAGGCGCGACTCATTATCCGTAAAGTCTTCGTCAAATCGAACGGCGCATTGATTGGCAATCTCCGACAGTTCTTCTTCAACCATAAAAGCCGCTAAATTGGCGGAGTGGATTGAGGCGTCGGTGAGTGGGATTTGGGTGAAGACGGGATCATCTTCAACGTAAATTTCGTCTTCGGTGAGTTCTTCGTACATTGGAATCCTGCTTTATGCGTGAGCCTATTTTAACAGGGCAGAGGTGTAGGAAGGAAACCCCTCGTTCTCTGTCTCCTCGTTGCCGTAGAACTCATCCTGCGTTACTGTGTAGTTTTGGCCGATCAGAAGCCCGGTATCTCTAGCCCAAAGAACGAACTGGGAAAAAGCGTCAGCATCGTCATCGTGGTTTCCCCCCGGGAATTCCGATAGGGTGGCGACCCAATCCATCGACTGACGGCAAATGTCAGAAAACTCTTCACCCTCCGGAAAAGGGACCCAGAATATGCCGGACTTAACCAATGGGGCGGCGGCTTGCATACGTAGTATTTTGTCTTTATCAGTTTTCCAGCCGATGACGGGCAGACCCCGGTTTCTCAATTCAGGTATCAAGGCCAAACCACTACTTCGTTCTTCAAGCAATATGAAATCCGGTCGTTTTCGGTTCCACATAAGTTCTATCTTCGCAACCAATTCAGGGAAGTCCCATTTCCCCTTCTTTGCGTCCATCAAAATAAGGTTTGGTTTGGTTTGCTCTTTCTCGGTGCGGTTAAATATGCCCCAAAGCTGGTAGGCGGTGTAATCGGCGGTGGTGGTGGCAGTAAAGGCCGTATCCATCGTAAGAACAAGAGTGTGAAAGGGAGGCGGCTTGGTATCGGTCCAAAGGCGGAAATCCTGAGGGGATATGATTTGCCCCTCATCAGGTATCGGATTTTGAAGGTAGAGCGCCGAGAAGCGCGAAGGCTGGTGTTGGTATTCTTTCTTTTTCTCGGCAAAATACTCAGTGCTGTAGACTTCCGGCCAAGCGGAGGTTCCCGGCTCCATGTAACCCGGGGGGTCTCCCGGCTTACGTAAAAGGGAAGAAGCGTCGTCGTCAAGTATCGCCGGTATGCGTATGCACTCGAACTTATTGGACGACTTACGGTCTGATTTTTCTAAGAAATCGAAAAGGTCTCCCTGAACCCAACGTGTACCTGTGATGATCTCGGCACACTTAAAATTCAGCATAAATCGCGTTCGGATGTTTGAGACGTAATCGGAGTTCATCTTAGCGCGAACATCCTTAGAAAAGGCATCGGATTCCACAACGGCATCATCGGCTATAATCAAATGCCCTCTTCGCCCAGCGTTACCTGCCTCAATGGAGGTTACGAAAAGCTCACCACCTGCGGTCGTTAAGAAGCGACCAGCCGTCTGCTTGTCTTCCCTTAACTCTGTCTTTGGAAAAATCCGCTTGTACTCTTCTGTCCGAAGTATGTCAAGCACCTTAAGGCCAATTTCATCGCGGCCAAAGACAAGACCGTGGGATAAAGCGATAACCCGGGTTTTAGGGTTAGCACCTAGGACCCAAGCGACAAACATCCTTAGGCACAACTGAGTCTTTGAAAAGGCCGGGGGAAGTGAAAGCTGTAACTTCTTGCGGTCCTTGTTTTCACCCTTCTGCATGGCGTGGTAGAAGGCTTTCTCAAGCTTATCGCAGATGATCTCCATGTGCCTACCAAAGGAAAAATCCTCCATAAGCAAAGGACCCATATATTTTACAAAGGGGGCATAATGCTTACGTGATTCCGAAATCGCTTCCTTCTCTAAGTAAGCAAGCACCTCAGCGGCTTTAGTCTTTGGAAGCGTAGGAAGAGTAGCCCTTAACTCATTAAGAAATTGTTCTTTTGTGTCGAACTTCATTGGGTTTCCTTAGCGGCTTACACGATAGCTTTCATTGGCGGCTTACACGATAACGGCTTACACGATAGCTTTCATTGGCGGCTTACACGATAGCGGCTTACACGATAGCTTTCATTGGCGGCTTACACGATAACGGCTTACACGATAGGGGTAATCCCCTTGTCTGCTATCTGACGCTAGTTGCTTACTTCATTCAGCGGCTTTCGCTAAGAGTCTAAAAGCCCTATGTGATGTCAGAATAAGGGCCTTTCATTTGAGGGTTTTCCAAAGGGGGGACTCCTTAGCGTCTTTTTTACAAAGGGAGGAATTCTTAACGTGCTAGCTTTATTCTCAATAAATGGAAACTCTTACTTGCTTTGACGCAATTTTCTTAACGTCGTCCCTTTAACGTGTAAGCAAAAAACCTTAACATGAAAAAGCCCTCACGTCAATCTCTCTAAGGGCCTACACGATAGGTGTTAATCACCTTGTCTGTTGTCTGACGCGAGTTACTTACTTACTTCATTCAGTAGCTTTCACTAAGGGTCTAAACTCACTATGGGATAACAGGATAGGATGTTTTTCAGCTTGGGGCTTTTGTCTTACACGTCAGAGGCTTTTAAGATTCACTCTAGAGGCTTTCTGCTTACCCGCTAAGGCTATCGCGTTGTCTTACCCCCCTCTTTCTCCCCCCATTATAACGCTAAACACCCCAAGGTACGCAAGCCCCCTAGAGCACATAGCTGATATGCGTTTAGCGCATACCTCAGGGAGTCAATGGATAGGGTAACTCGAGAAGTTTAAGTATTCAATTAAATCAGATACTTAGCTAGCTGGGTTGTTAGACTGAGTAATAAAATTTCTCCCTGCGCTTCTGCGCCAAAGGCGAGTCGCTTTGCGGCGATGCCGCTTGCATCACCTTATGCGCTTTTTCCGCTACAGCAAGAGCTTGCTCGCTGGAGGTATGCACCTAACGCATGGCTCAAGCGAAGCGGACGTTGAAGCGGACGTTAGCGGCAGGGAAGTAGACATTAAAGGCAGCAAAGAAAAAGACCCCCGCATTAACAGGGGTCTCTCTTCGTGTCGGTCTTATCCTAATCGGTCATCTGGACGATGAAGTTATTGTACCTGAGATGCTGAAAAGAGTCAATCTTCCTTGCGCTCCGATGCCGCTGGAGAATCAAGAACCCCTTCAAGAGCTTTAAGCCCTAAGGAGCCAAAAAGCCTTTCCGCCTCTTTTCTCCAGTCATCGGCAATTTCAGCGCGGTTAGCAGATTGTTCCAAACGAATTGTACTCTTCTCCGCCCCGTTAATCTTGTCAATCTGCTTTTGAGCCTCAATCTGAGACCTGCGATCTCCATCAATGAGCGCCTGTTGGTAGATATCATTCCATCTCGCCAAGCTTTCCGCGGGATCAACAAGTTTAGCTGAGTGAGCCCTCTCTTCCTGCAATTCCGCCATACGCAACTGAACATGCGGCCTTAACTCCAGAAGATGAGCGGCTTGTGCTGGGAATTTAATCTCACCATAGACCAAAGTATAGGCTCTTTGGCGGGAGAACCCTTCAATCCTCAATCTGCAATACTTCTCCTGACGATCCGTAAGAACTGTGTGAGTGGTCCCATCCTTACCATCAATCGTTTTAGGTCTCCAACCAGAACCGCGGAAACCCACCTTCTTGACCTCAGCATTTGCCTCCGTGATTTCTTCCTCAGAGGGCATCTCCTCTATGGGCGGCCTGAGGCGCTTCGTGGTGGGTTTATTTTTCTCCGCTATGGGGGTACCGGCCTCCTCGTCAACCTCAATGGGTGGGCTTGCTAGCGGCTCTGGCGTCGATGTTTTTTCTTGGGGGTTATCCATTTGCGTAATACCTCTAAATTTCTATACTTGATTATAAACAACTTTCCCAGTTTTCCACAAGGAGGGGAGCCGCGCGCTCCTGCGCTAAAGGCGAGTCGCTTTACGGCGATGCCGTAAAAATTTCCAAAAAAAATTTAGCCGGTGGCGTTAAAACTTTCCCCCCCCCTAAGGCGTGAAAAATTTCCTGAAAAAATCCCAGCGCTCCTGCGCCAAAGGCTCGTCGCTTTGCGGCGACGCCGCTCCCACGTTTTCCCATTGAGGCGTGAAAAATTTCCTGAAAACGTTAGAGGTGTCTTATCAATCACACCCCCGCCCCCTCTTTTTTCCCCCTCCCCCGTCTCCCGCTGTACGCCTCCCCCCGTATGTCTCCCGGTGTACGTGTTCCCCTGTACGTG